GCCAACAACAGTGTGGATCAGCGAAACGGAACAAACGCGCAATCTTTTGCAGTGTACAACACTTACACCAGCGGAACGAGCTACGAGCGGCTAAAAATCGGTTGGAGCGGCAGCGTCTGCACTTTCGAGACGGACAAAGGCTCAGCCGGCGGAACGCTGCGAGGGTTGAAAATTGGCGGGGCAACTACGAGTCTTTTGGGATTTTACGGTGTGACTCCGGTTGACCAGCCAGCCACTGTAGCAGATCCGGCAGGCGGCGGGACAATTGACGCTGAGGCACGAACGGCCATTAACGCGATAATTGATAGACTCCAAGAATTAGGATTGATTGCATAATGCCACTACCAGTACCCGAAACACCAGTAGACCGAGCGGCACAGTATGCCGCAAACATCGTCCTCAGAGCCAATCAGGCTGAGGAGAACGTAGGCCGCGAATACATCGCCACCTACCAGCACACTTGGGGCGTGAGTCAGCCCGGCGGCGGATCGATTCACACTCAGCAGCAGATGCAGGACATCGTGAACGCTATGCCACAGAGCACAGCGTTGCAACTCCTGCAAATGGGTCAGAGATTTGTGCAGACCTACGGCGACGGATTGCCCGAGGAATACCGTCAGCCTGCATGGGCCTACACGGTGCACAACCAGAATACCATCGTGATCGGCGATCTGCTGCCGGTCTGGCAATTGATACCTACACCACAGGCTGAGGCAACGTAAGCAATGGCCACGCAAACCATCGAATTCTCCGCTGTCTCAGGTCAGACAATTACAGCGAGACTATTCGCTGCGGGATCTGACACGGTGGCAGCGACTGCCAGCAGCGTGACTGAGCGAACCAACGCAACAGGCGTTTATGCTGCGACTGTCACGAGCACACTGGCGGGTGTGTATCGATTGGTGGCGACCAATGCATCGGGAACGCTGCTGGCTCAGTGGTGGGTCAGGCTGGCGAATGCCGATGGTGATTACATCGCTTACGAGTCACCAAACGCTGATTATCTGGACGCAACAGTCAGCAGCCGATTGGCGGCGGCAAGCTACACGGCGGCACCATCAGCGGCGAGCAACGCCACGGCGGTGCGGACTGAACTGACAACGGAGCTTGCCCGGATCGATGCGACGGTCAGCAGCCGATCGACGTTTGCTGGCGGTGCTGTGGCGAGCGTGACAGCAGGGGTGACACTGACAGCAGGGACAGTTGCGGACATTCAGAGCGGGCTTGCAACGGCTGCGAATCAAACGACGATCATTCAGTACATTGATACTGAGGTTGCAGCAATCAAGGCCGTCACCGACAAACTTAACACCGGGCTGGTACAGGACGGTGCGGTCTATCAGTTTACTGTCAACATGCTGGAGAATGGTCCTGCAGGTGCTGGCGGCGGATCTGCAACAATCGGTAATCAGGAATTGATTCTCGATCAGTTAGATTTGATACAAGTCAAGACCGATCTCATCAGCGGAGCAGGGGCTATCGGTCCATTGCTGGCAGGGGCTGTACTTGAGCCGGGAACCATTACAGGATTCCCGACCAGTTTGACAATCGGAGACTCATACACCACGGCCAATGGCCGGGCAATTCAACTGCCGATTGTAGACACAGACGGTAATCCGATCAGCAGTACAGGTTCCTTGCTTTTCGCGGATGCTTCTGTAACATTCACCATTTCCCGTGCTCGTGAGACTGATTCTAACAGGATTATCACTGGTACGGCTGCCGTTGTTGATCCTGCTGGAACCGGCACGGCTGAAGCACCCTACGCACTGGTACAACTTTCTTCCTCAGAAACTTCCAAGGGAAAACTCGGATACAAGTACAATGCCGTGCTGAAGTTCACATGGCCGGGTACTGGTACAGATGTGATGTCGTTCGAGTCTTCTACGGAAGTGCAATTTGACAACTGAAGGTCATACACCCCCATGACCATCGAACTTGAGTTACCTGCATATCAGAGTTTCATCAAGCAGCAGGAGATTAAAGATGGACAGCCCACTGGAAAACTGAAAGCCGGACCAAAGAAGATTCGTGTTCCTGACACGGTATTTGAAAAGGGCCGAATGGTTGGTTGGAAATGGACTGAACGATCTCCAGTCAGCCTGCTAAAGATGCTACCTGATTATGATCCGTTTGCTTCAGCAAAGGGATACTACTTCGACACGAATGAATGGGACCGAATCATCGCATTCATCGTGAACGAGTGTGTCTATCCTGAAGGTGAACTGACGGGTCGATCTTTCATCCCAGAACTTTGGCAGTCGTCTATATACGCAAACTTGTTCTGCTGGAAGTCTGTGGAGACAGGCTTACGGAGGTACAGAGAATGCTTCATATATGTGCCACGCAAGAACGGGAAAACGACTGCATTCGGAGCAATCATTACTCTCATAATGTTCTTCGTGGACAGTGAAAAGCGTAGTCAAAATTTCTGTTGTGCTGCTGACAGTGATCAGGCAACTGTGAACTTCAGACACAGCCAGTACATGATCGAAAACAATCCACGGCTGATCAGCAGGCTCAAAGAGAAACGAGTCTACAGATCAACCAAATCATTCGAGCATACAGACGGTGCCAGCTTCAAAGTGTTGTCCAGTGTGGCCGACACAAAACACGGACTCAGCCCTAACTTTGTGTACGTTGACGAAGTACACGCTCATCCAAACAGTGAACTTGTGGACGTGATGAAGACTGGTACTGCGGCTCGCAGGCAGCCTCTGATCGTTTACACAACTACAGCAGACTATGACCGCCCCAGTGTTTGCAATGAGATGTACAGCAAGGCCAAGATGATTGCTTCAGGGAAGCAGTGGGCACCCACTTTTCTCCCAGTAATCTACGAAGCCAATGTAACCGATGACTTCCGTAACCCGACAATCTGGAGTCGAGCAAACCCGAACTATGGGAAGTCGATTACCAGAGAATACTTTGAGGAAATGGTCAGGTCAGTACAAGACAACCCTGCAGAACTCAACAGGTTCCTGCGACTGCACCTGAACATCAAAACAAAGACTGAGACAGCCTGGATTCCTCCGCACGTCTGGGCGAACGGTAATCCTGATCCTGATTCAGTCGAGATGATGTCAGTCGTTGATATCAAGAACTGGATGTCAGAACACCCATATTGGAACAACATCACTTGCGATAGGAACTTCGACACAACTTCAGTTGATGTTCAGATTGCCAATCAAGGATTATACTGGTCATGGTTTATATCTAAGTGTGAAGAACTTCGATACGAGGAATGCTATGCGGGGTTCGACAACTCAATCGTTCAAGACCTTGCAGCGTTATCGCTGTGGTTCCCTACTAAACAAACGATGCTCACATGGCACTGGTGCCCGGCAGCATCCATATACCGAAGGTCACAAGAACAGGGACTACCTTACGCTCGTTGGTGGGAAGCGGGGCTACTCAACTCCACTGCACCACTTGAAACGACAGACGATGATTCCATTGTCAAAACTATGCTGGGAGACGCATCGTATCCTGGCATCTTCACTCATTTTCAAGGTCTTCGTGAGATTTGCTTCGACCGTTTCGCGATGCGTGTGATCTACGTTCGATTGAAAGACTACGGATACCCAGCCAGAGCATACCCACAAAGTTTCTCCGGTATGAATGAGCCTGTTCGTAAAATGGAGTCTATGGCAATTGATAAATGCATGTATCATGGAGGCAACCCGATACTGGAGTGGGAAGCCGGAAATGTAACGATCATGACAAATCATGATGGACAAAGGCGTCCTGACAAGCAAAAATCAACAAACAAGATCGACGGTATAGTTGCTTCTTTGATGGCTCTGGGCGGGTCGCTGTATCCTGAGATAGAGACAATCACCGATATCCGGGGTTTGAAATAATGTTCAATCTGTTCAAGAAACCTGTTGCTGCCCGCCCCCATGCCGCAATAGGCACGTTGATTGACTACGCCATGAACGCAGCCACGATGTCGTGGTCAAACTTGTGGGGTACGATCCGTCACGAGCAGATGTTTGCAGACAGGACAGACGTGGCCCTGCGTCTGTCTGCAGTGCGATGTGCCGTTCAGGTCTATACCGGAATGGCTGTCGCACTGCCCCGTCGTATGTATGCTGTAGACCAGATGACTCAGCAGTCTACTCGTATCATCGAGACTACGAGCCACCCTGCATCAAGACTGTTCCAGCACTACTTCAACCCAGAACTTAGTGCGGATGATGCTTTGTTGAACGTCATCTACGACGTATTGATGGACGGGAACTGCTACTTCATCCGTGAACTGGACACGCAGGGCCGGACATCTCGCCTGTACTATGTCCATCCCTCCAGAATACCAAGGATGAATATCAAACGTGCTCGCGGTGATGAGATGCTGGATACAAATCCCTCTCGCCGTGCAGTGGCTGGAGAGATCCTGTACCGCATCGACACAGGTGCGACATACCGAGACAAAGACACACAGCCTCTGTACCTGCCCAAAGAGGCTATGTGTCATTTCAAATCCTCAGTGCTGGATGCCGATTACTTCCGAGGTGAAGGGTTCATCGGCAACTCCCAGATGACTGTGGACCTGTATTCCGCGAGTGAACAGTTCGGACGGAACTTCTACACTCGTGGTATCGCTAACCAGATGTTCCTGACTACGGACAACAGACTGGCACCTGAAGTCCTGAAGCGTCTGGAAGCCAACTTCGAGGAAGACCCTAACGCTCCGCTGGAGTCTATCTTCAAGACTCGTATTCTGGAGCAGGGACTGAAGCCAGTCCACATGGGTATCCCGTTCCAGCATTTGCAGTTCATTGAAACCCGTGCATTCAGTGTTGAAGACGTAGCCCGAGGATTCAACATTCCTCCGGTACTTCTGCACAGTTACATGGGAACCAAGGCTGGCGATGTCGATCTGTCTGGTGTGGTCAGTCTGTTTGTACAGACTGGTATCGGCCCCTTCCTTGACAGACTCTCTGCTCAGTTCAAGACTGAGTTACTGCCGCTTCCATCGCAGATGCTGTACAGGTTTGAGTTTGAGAAGATGTACCTATACCGCAACGTGATTGACAGATTCTCTGACTCGCTGCGTAAGCTGTTTGAGATCGGGGTCATCAATCGTATTGAAGCCCGTCAGTTGCTGGGGCTGTATATCAACCCCTCCGATGCTGCGGCTGACCCGAGGTACGTCCCTGTCAATCTGATGACTGTAGAGCACTCCCTGCTGCTCCAGGAGCAGGCTGAGATATCCAACAAGACTGCTAAGTCGAATCTGGAGATGCTCGATCTGCAGAAAGACGGGCAGCGTAAAATGAACGACGGCATGGTCAAGCCCGTGGCTACACCTGAAGCCCCCGGTGCAACCACACAGAAAGACATGGACAACAGCCCGAGCAAGGACAACATTGACAAGCGACTTCGCAAGGCTAATAATGCCGTAAGAGTTGCTTTCAATAATGTCATCAACGGGCTGAAGCAGTACGAGTCGCGAGTATTGGACCAGAAGAAGTCTACTCGGCCTAACGACTACGATATTGCCGTCACAGAGTTCTACGCAGCCGACAGTCGATTTAGCGAGATGCTTAACGAACAGTTGAGCGTGTGGGCCGGCCTGATCGATGATGTAGATGTCAATAACCTGATTGCTACTTGGATCTCTTCTCAGAAATGCCCGGAGGTGTTGGATGTTGGTTCTGAATCGTAAACAACTTCCCTCTGGCGAGCAGATGCTGGAGACTCGGGTATCGTTCAACAGTGCAAACGAACTGGAGATCTACGACTACATCATGCCAACAAAGTGGGGTGAGAGTGATACCTCTGTTACTCCCAACGATGTCATGAACTTCCTGCGTAACGTCACAGGGGACATCACTGTCCGCATCAACAGCCAAGGCGGTGAAGTTGGTGCTGCTCTGGCAATGTACAATCGATTGCTGGAACACCAGGGCAAGGTGACAACCATCGTCGATGGATACGCTTTCAGTTCTGCAGGCTGGCTGGCTCTGGCAGGATCAGACAGGCAGATTACAAACGGTGCATTGTTCATGATGCATAACCCGTACATGTACGAGCGAATCGACAGTGAGAAGTCTGCACAGAATGCTGCTGCTCGCTGGGTTGCCCACCGCGACTCGATCGTCAATATCTTCACCTCCAGAACTTCCATGAAGGACACTGAGGTGAAAGACCTGATGGACAAAGAAACTTACATGTCCGCTCAGGAATCGGTCAAGCAGGGACTGTTCAATACAGTTCGAGATGGTCGCCCTGACACAAAAATCTTGAACTGTTTGAACATCCCTGCGGAAGCACTTAACAAGGCTATTGTCGAACGTCCAGAACTGTCTGAGATTCGTCGTCGAGTTTTGAACATTCGTAGAAATTCTGCGGGTTAGTTCTTGACGATCAGCCCGTTGTACTTTAACTTGAATCCGGCTCTGTCACGCAACGCATAAGCAGCAGCCGAATGCACCACATTTTCACTGGAGGATTTATCATGGCATTCGCCAAACTGAAAGTTTCTGCTGCTGTCGATGCTCTTGTTTACAACGACACCGCTGCCAAGAACGCCGATGTTCTGAACATGACCGCCAACCAGCTTGCCGATGAGCGAACGAAGCTCATGACCAAGACGGAGGCATTCGACGCGAAGGGTGACAAGATCACTCCCGCAGAAACCACTGAGTACAGTGACGCAGTGGATCGTCTTGAGGCTGTCGTGAATGCAATCAGCCGTACTGCGGTTGGTCTTCGCGAGCGTCGAGATGCTCTCAATGCTGTCAGCCGCATTGCTCAGTCTGCTTCTGGCATCGTGAACCTCAGCGGTGGGATCAGCACCCGTCCGGCATGGGAAGACGACAAGGAGAAGTACGGGTTCCGTGATCAGACCGATTACTTGAATGCCGTCGTGAACTCATTCAAGGATCGCGAAGTCACCGATCCTCGCCTGCGTCGTTTGACGATGGACGCGATTGGCAGCGACGAATTCAGCAAGGCCAACTGGGAAGCCCAGGGTCTGATGGTTCCTCGCGGATTCCTGCCGGACATCATGCAGATTGAAACCGAGATCAATCCGATCTTCAATCTCATGACTCGTGTTCCGATGACTGCTCCGGTTGTTGACATTCCGTGCCGAGTTGACAAGGACCACCGTACCAGCGTGACTGGCGGGTTCCGTGTCTATCGCGGTAAGGAAACTGCGGCACCTGAATTGTCGAAGTCCGCAATGGAGATGGTCAGCCTGAAGGTCCACGAGGTCAACGGTGCTGCTGCTGTGACGAATCAGTTGATGGCTGACAGTCCGATCTCGATTGCTGCCCTGATCGAACAGGGTATGCGTCAGGAAGCCGCTGCTTACCGTCTGGACGAACTCCTGAACGGCAACGGCATTGGTCGTCCCCTCGGTATGCTGAACAGCAACAATGCTGCTCTGCTGACCGTTTTGCGAGAGAATGGCCAGTCCACTGGTTTGATCGTCAGCGGTCTGAATCTGTTGAAGATGCGTCAGCGTGTCTGGGGTTACGAGAATGCAGTATGGCTGTGCTCTCTGGACCTGTACGCCGTGCTGACGACTGCAGTTGTCGAATCTCCGAACAATGCAGGCATCACGAAGTTGTTCTACCCCTCGACCGATGCAGGCAAGCCAGACACGATTCTGGGCCGTCCTGTGATCTGGACCGAGTTCATGAACGGCATCACCAGCGGTCAGGACGGGAGCGTAATCAGCGAGTGGAACGACAACTTCCTCGCTTGCGTCAACCCGACTCAGGTACTGTTCGGCGAACGTGGCACTCAGAACATCAGCCGATCGATCCATGTTCGATTCCTTGAGCGTGAGGAAGTGTTCCTGTTCTCAGCATTCGACGACGCCCGCCCGTGGTGGAAGTCTACGCTGACTCCTCGCAAGGCTGGTCTCACGCTGTCACCGTTCGTGGTGCTCAGCAAGACCACAGCCTGATTCATGCAGGTCGGAGGGGCGGGGAGTTTAACGCTTCTCTCTCCGCCCCTCCAGTTTGATCTCTTCTCCGCTTTTCTCCGCAAAGGATTTTCAATATGGCTACGCAGAAATTTTCTCATCTGTCGAGCAAGAGTCTGGTCAAGGCTCTCGGTACTCTGACGATGAATGGCTCTATCGGTAATGCACACGTCTTTACCGAACCTATTGACAAGGCCATGCTCGTGCTGAACGACATGGTGTTGTCTGGCACTCTGACTGTCACAGTCGCAGGCTCAACAGCGGCTGATGGCACTTCCGGCTTTACCACCATCAAGACTGCTGCCTTTGGTTCTGGTGGAAGTGCAAACGTCTCTGTCGAAGTTGATTCGGAAGAGATCAGCTATGCTGAAGATGCTGCTGGTGTGACGTTCAAGACTGTCGTGTTCCGACTGACTGGTACGAACACCAACACGGTCAAGGCTGCTGTGCAGGCTCTCACGTTCCACCAGCGTAAGGATCTGACCCCGACCGGAACTGGCGTTACTGCCTGATACCCCGAGGTGGCCGTAGCCATTCCGCAAGATTGCCTGCGGCCACCTTTCCTAACACACTCGCTGGGCCTCTCCCGCTTTGCGGTGACGCCCATCAAGGGCGAGTTTCGAGTCGCTTCGGCGAACAGCCGCAGTACAGGTACGGGGGTGGCTGTGCTGCGGTTTGTTTTTGGAGGTCTAAGCGATGCCCCTTTCAATCGATCTATCATCTGAAGATGCCCCTGCAACGCTGATCACCGAAGCGTTCCTGAAGTCTGTTAAGCAGAACCTCGGATTTGATCCAGAGACACCAGACACAGACCTGCCTGTTGATTTGACCGATCTGCTGCATGAAGCTATCGCAATATGCGAAAGGGAACAGTGGCGTTTCATCCTCCGCAAAACAGCCACCCTTATACTGCCCTACGAAGCATTCACTGCAGCAGATCGGCTCATATTCCTACCCTTTGGTTCTGTCTCCAGTCTGACCACGTTTACCTACAAGAAGTCAGACGCAACAACCGGCTCAGTCTCTGCTGCAGACTACACAGTCTACTCCCAGGAACCTACAAGGCTCTGGGCGGATGACTGGACCGCATTACTGTCAGGGATTGACACAGACCAGCCTTACCCTGTCACAATCACCTACATGACCGGCTACGCATCCTACGCTGCCATTCCGAAGCCTACAGTTCGTGCCCTGAAGATTCTGGCATACCATCTGTTTGAGTACCGTGATGCTGTCTCAGAGAGTAAGATGATGGAGTTGCCACAGGGCTACTGTCAGTTGCGTGACCTGAACCTGCTCAACAGTATGCGTGCGATCCAGTACGTTGCTGAAGACTGGAAGAAAGTAGGTCGCGGATGAACAAGTACCGCCGCAGGCAACGACCGAATCTTCGGCACACTGTTGAGTTCTGGATTCCTACCTCAGTCGCGGATGCGTCTGGAGAACTGAAACAAGAATTCGTCATGCACTATCGCGGTCCATTCGCGATGGAACTACCTCTGGCACCGAAGGAAATCTCTGAGGCTGGTCGAGTTGTGAACGAACAGACATTCCTGTTGCTGGGCCAGTGGTGCAAACCTGCATCGACTGTAACCGCTGGGATGTTTGCAGTTATCCCTTCTCTCCAGAAAGTCTATGCGGTACAGGGTAATGCGACTGACCAGTGGGGCAGCCGACAGAAGATCCAGATTCGTATTGTGGACAACGTGACGCAGACCATCACCACTCAGGTACTGAGCACCATTTACTAATGGCCAAGAACCGAGGAATCCTGACTGTAAAATTTACCGTCCCGCAAGAGATCCGCAACGGCTTTGTTGATCTCGTTGCGAAGACGCGAAAGCATATTGTACGTCAGGCAATCCGATCAGCTATGTTCCCGGCTCGTGCTCACCTGTCTCTGCTGCTCAAACAACTACCCACTGAAAGCCGTCAGAGTTCTGGAGCATCCAGGCGAGCCTTAGACATGAAGGTTCGCATGTCTGCCAAGAACCGCCATGTCATGTATGGCATCGTGAGCGTGAATCGAAAGTATGTTGAGGCTGTGGTAAACACCCAGTCTACTGCTTTCCCAGAATTCAAAGCACGGGACAAAGACGGTCGCATGGGAGTCTACAAGTCTCGCCGTACTTCACTGGCTTTCGGTGTACCGCGAGGTATCAACAGGAAGACCGGCAAAGTCATGTTCACAAAGAAGTTCGCTCGCAATACCGAGGTGCAGTCGTACTATCGACGTGGCTACAAGAGCAGTGCTTCAGGCAAGTTCAGGAAGCGTGTACCCAATAAGTATTGGCACTTGTCTGAGTATGGCTTCAATCGTAACGGTATCCGGTTCGATGGACACAAGTTTGTTGAACAGACTATCGCTGCCAAACGTACTGAGATGATCACAATCTTCGAGCAAAAAATGGTTGAGCACTTCAGGAGATACGCATGAGTGCTCCATACAACATCGACAATGCAATCATGAAGATCCTGTCAGCAGGAATGCCAGCAGGTGTCCCTGTTTACAAGTCTGAGTTTCTTCCCGCAGAAGATCTTACGAAGATGCCGAAGGGCTACGTCTTCTTTGACGTATCGAATATGACTCCGGCTCTTTGCTCGGAAGGATATTCAGAACTGAATGGACGCGAATCGGTAGACTTCTTACTTGACGTGTCCGTAGTTCATCATGACAATACACAACGTAAGTCTCTGCAGGCGTCAGTGCTCAATGTCTTGCAACCAACGGTAAGCGGACGGCGAACGATCTTAACGTCTTACAACGTGCAGGGAACTGGAATCTTCCTCAACTACATCCGCATGGAGTCAGTTGAAGAGGGTGCAGTTCTAAAGACTGCACAGTCTACCCCCGACCTTGCTGTGTTGATGATGTCTTTCTCTGGTAAAGCAAGCACATAGGAGTGCCCCAATGGCCAATCGCGATACAAGCCGCATCCGTATTCAGTTCTTCGCCCAGACAACTGCCCCGACTGGTTCTGGACCTGCTCCTGATCCTGTTGACGCTTCCAGCAACGTCTATGCCTGCGTGCTTGACGGACCTACATGGTCCGGCTTCACTCGTGGCGAGACCGAGACCACTTGCAGCAACACGACACTGGATGCGTGGGGTAATTTGATTCGTACCTTCCGCTCTGGTAAGATCGTGGACCTCGGCACGATCACGTTCACCGTGGACTGGGACGCCGACGATGCTTACGGTGGGCGTGAACTGGCTGCATTCATGGACGGTCGTACTGGCGACCTGAAAGTGTACTTCCCGGCAGACGGAGCAGAAACCACAGGGCCTATTCTGACCCTGAACGGCTTCTGCAACTCGTTCAAGCCTGCAGGTACTGTTCTGGTTGACGGTGCTGGTGCTCGGTCTACGGCTGAGTTGGTGTACCGTATCAACTCGATTGCTGTTACTGCCCCAGTCTGATTCAGATTCCACCCCCAACTTTTCACCCCCGGAGTAAGTAATGATCAAGTTCAATCCGTTGAAGAAAGTGGCCCTGCCCGGCAACGACAACGCATTCGTTGTAGAGCCGTCTACAGGACTTGTGACTGCGTTCCTGCAGGCACTGAAAGAGTTCCCCAAGCTGAAAGAGGATCAGATCGATGCACGCTACTTTACCGGGCTGCGTAACCTGATCTGTCTATTCGACGGGGATCAGTCATTCCTGGCCCAGTACGCCAACAGCCTGCATGAGTCCAATGCTGCGGCATGGCCACTTTCTTTCTCAGAAACCGACACGGCGAGACAGGTACTCGAAGCATTCGACATCCCTTACCTGACTCGTATCGTTGATGCGTTTGTGGACTCCATCGGTGTGACTCAGACCGAGGAACTTGTCGAACTTGTTCGTCAGGTATGGCCGGACAAGGAACCAGTAAAAAACTGATAACCCCCGATGATGAACAGTGGTTCGTGCTGTTTCTCTGTAGTCGTTGGGGCAAGTACAAGTCAGAGATCGAAGGAATGCCGTATTCAGAATTCTGTCAACACCGCCAGTTCTGGCAGCATTACAGGTGGGGTATGGCAGACGATCTCATGGCCATGAAAGTGGCCTTTGATTACAATGCGGCTTCCAGAAAGAACAGCCTTGTCCCACATCAAGTGAAGCAATGGACTGTTCAGCCAGACTATGCGTTCAAAGTTCTGACGAAAGCACTGAAACCCGTTGCGGCTATCCGTAGCGGGTTTATGGCTATCGTAGAGGCTGTGAAAGGGATGTCGAAATGAGCGCGAATCAGAGTATTCATGCTATCAGCGTAGCACTGGCACTTGACGATACATCGCTCGCAGCAGGTTTGCAACGCGCTAGTGCTACGATCAACAGGCACACTGACAGCATGATCAAAGGCATGTCGGTGTCTGGTGCTGAACAATCGGCTATACTGTCTGCAATGTCTGATCGGATTGCAGCAGGAATGTCAGAAGCAGGCAAACTGGGAGTAAGCCTTATCAGAGCACGCGAGCGTGATCTAAGAGCCGCTCAAGAACAGGAACAATTCGAGCAGCGTGTTGCTGAGGACAAGCGTAATAGAGTTAAGAATGAAATTGACACTCTTAGTAAGGTAGCAGACTACCGCAAGCAAATGGTGCGGTGGGAATTGGAGCACATACGGACAGTCAACGAAGCAGCAGCAAAAGCGGCCCGAGATCCATCTATCTCAAAAGAAAACATGGATACAATGCGTTTTCTGGGCGGCGGTAAAGGCCCTCTCCAAGTAGCCGCAGAAGAATCTGAAGCAGCGAAGTTTCAAGATTTAGTGAATGAAAGAAGATCGCAGGCTCTGAGTTTGATTAAATCTCTCACAACAGAGCAGCAGAAGTACAACAGAAAACTGCAAGAATACAATCTTTTGTTAGAGCAAGGATTTATCACAGAAGATCAGTATAAGGCAGCAAAACTGTCTTTAGGACAAGATCCAGAACTGAAGTACCGTAGGCAAGTTCAAGATTTGCTCAACCAGCAAGTAGGGACTACCGACAACTTAGTTGCCCTCCAGCAGCGATTGAAAGCAGAGGCACGGGAATTTTTAGAGGTATTGAACAAAACCAACCTGTCTGAAAGAGAACGAAAAGAACTCGCCGAACAATTTGTAGCCGCTCAGTCTAAACGCAGACTTGAAGCAAGAGCAGTTGATAGTGATCGTCAACAGGCTCGCGTTAATGATTTGCTTAGACAGTCTGAGACTGTACAGGAGCGGTACAATCGAAGACTAGCCGAATTGAACACGCTGCGTGCTACTGAGAACATCAGAACTAAGCAGGCAATGCTGACAGAAGAGCAGTATGCTCGACTAAAAGCTAAACTGATCGAAGAGATAAAACAAGATAAGTCAGGAACAAGACAACAGGCAATCGACAAGATCAGGCAGATACTGGCCAGCACCGGCAACGAACAGGCTAAGATAAACCTGCTCATGGCTAACCAGAAGAAAGAAGTCGCAGAACTGAACAAGGCTATGGAAGCCGCTGGTGTCTCTCTTAAACAACAGGCCGTTCAACGAAGAATACTGTTACAGCACCACAAAGAAGAGTTGGACTTACTGAGAACCAAAAAAGTAGTCACAGA